GAGCGAGCAATGAAAACGGCACACAAACCACCACATAAACTCGCCACCAGGATAAGTGATGCAGATAAAACTTCGATTTCCACATGATTCTAATGAAATTACTTAGTTGTAAGCCTTTCTAACCCCAATATTACCTCAATACTACCTCTATCTAGCTCATAAAATCTAACAACAACCCTAATACAAGCTAATGATTATTTGAGAGTATCCTAAAAGTCTCAGCATTTCGCTGTTCCTAGGGGATATGGTATTGGCTTGGGGTGAAATAAAAGGGGACTGGTAAGTATATCTGGTTAAAAAATTTCTATATATATTATTTTATAGTAGTTACGGCTTAGCATTATTATGACTTATTGGTATGATGCTGAAACTGCATTAGGGAAAGAGCGTAGAATAAAGGCTGCACAAAAAGAAACCAAAGTAGCCAAAACCATTTCCATACCAATTAGTTATTGGGCCTTACTAGACCAGGTTCGAAACAAATTAGGCAAGAAAAACGCTAATGAAGCTCTCATGTATTGTATTAAAGAAATAGGAATAGAGGAAGGTTTAGAATCTTGACTACTGAAATTATTCCCCGTGAGAAATGCAGATTCTGTAAAGTCTATTTGGCTAAAGGTTGTCTTAATGATGTTTGTTTAGAATGTTCTAAAAAGAATGTGATTTAAATGAAAATGGATATAATCGAAAGTGATTTGAAACAATTATTCATGTGGATAAAGACAGCTACTGATTCATTATCCGTTCTCGAAGAACTTTGTAAATCACAAAATGCTTTGATTGAACAACACCAGGATGCAATTGAAAGTTTAGAAAAACGAATTATCAATATAGAATTATTACTGACCCAAGAAGATAACAAATAATTATTTTTTACCGTTATCAAAGATAGAAAGGATAGCACATAAAAATTTGAGTATCATTAACTGGAATTTAATCCATAATTTTTTTTTCAAATGCCTTCTCTAGTTTTTCCAATCTATCAAGAATATCTTGTTGGTCAAATATACCGTTACATAATTTTGTATCATTATGAAATTCCATTAAAAATCAGCAGATAAAACTGTCATGGAACCAAGCACATTACCGCTATTATAAAGAATCTGAATCGAAGAGATTGCACCAGTAGTTGAAACGTACCCTGCATTGGTTGCCATGTAATTTATTCCAATTCCTGATTTTGCATTTGCAGCAATTCCCCGAAAGAGTGTGCCCGTCTCACGGGCATTTGTATCAGACTTGTAAATGGTAATTACACCGTATGAAGTTTTTGCTGATTGACTTGGTTCTAATACAACCTGAGAGTCACTTGTGCTTTCATGGCTTGATGTTGTAGTAGAATATTGAGATAAAGTTAGCCATTCATAACCTGCAGATACACTGTTTATTCTTACCGAAGCACTGCACGAAGTCGCACCTTCTGAGGATATATTATAGAAAACTTGATAAAAATCCTTATCTGCCACATCAACTGATAATTGAGCTACAAATCCCGACTGCTGATCACTCCCTTCTTGAACCCATGTACCACCGCCTGCGGCGGCCCACTCAGGCGCATTTGCTAAAGAATTGACAACTAATGCATCTGATGCACTTCCCACGCCTAATTCTTGAATATTTGAACCATCACTGTATAAAATAGAACCTGCGGTTAATCCAAACTGTGTAACGTTAGCAGCCAGGCTGCCCCCATCTTGGACAATAGTGCTATCATGGGTATGGGGTTTTGTAACATTAGAACCGCCACCGCTAAAGCCCATTGTTAACCCCGCTCAAAAGCAAAACGTTGACGTTCAGTTGTAAGTAAAGTAGGTGCTACCTGTGCTACTACATCAATTCCACCTGCAGCCCCAGCAGTTCCCGTTACACTAACAATATTTTGATCATTTACGTTAAACTGTCCGCCAGCAGATAATTGAAAACTTGTAGATCCGTTTAACGAGATTGTGCAGGCATTGGTTCCATCTTGATTAATTATTGCAACAGAAATTGCAACGCCTTTGTATAGACTTGGATAAACAATTGAAGTTGTTGCACCAGTTGCTATAGTGTTAACGGTTGGAAAACTTTCTAATGTAACATCTTTTGGTTTTGTTGTTATGACAAATCCTTGAATTACTGATGGCATTTAGCCACCTAGAATAAATTCGCATATTTCAAAACAAATGAATATGCAGCCTGTCCGCCCCCTGTTGCAGTTTGTGCGGTGTTATACGCTAACTGTTTTCCTCCAGCACTGCCAGCTACTTGGATAGGAATTGGCCCTGGCACTACACGACCAGAACTGCCTGGATCGGAAGCAGAACTAAAGAATGTAACACCCGCTTCTAAGCCGTTTACTAAAACTCTAGCCTCGTAAAGTTCACCGCCTGTAGGTTGAATTGAAGATACCATGTCAAGAATTACGTTGTCTCGGTTCAATTGCTGAACTGTGAGACCTGTAAGAGCATCCGTGGATAAAGCAAAAGTATTGACGGCGGTTGAAGCATGATTATATTTACGCATTAAAGGGACTGCCATAATATCACAAGGTTTGGGTTAACGTATTATCTAAAGCAGTTGATGTTGTCCGACCACCCATGAACATAGTTGCTGCGGCCCCAATTACAGATTCTACACCGCCAATTGAATAGGCTGCTACGCCTTCAACTGCTCGTCCAAGAGTTGATCCCATAAAGCCTGGTGCGACCGTATTGCCAACTATACCTAATAGTGCAACTACGCCAGCGCCTGCGAGGACTTTATTTATCGTTTTACCAGTTTTAAATTTAAATGCCATTCTACATTCTAAGAATAGAGAATGACTTAATAAATATGCCTATATTACATAGACATGGTTATTGGCAAGATCACAGGCTATCTAGCTTTAGGTCTTGTCGGTGCTTTTCTTATCAATGCTCTAGTTAGACCCGCATCAGCGATTGGTACAGGTGGTGCATTACAGGAAACGGGTAAAGGTATAGCCTCAATAGGTGCGGGAATAGGGAGTTCGCTACGGTCTATCGGTTCCGGTTCAGCCAAACTGCTAGATCCCTTATTCTCGTTAAGAGACTTAGTTTATGATGCTAATGTTTCTGGTGCTGCAAGTGTAGGGCCTGTATCTCAAGAACAGGGGACAACAGATGCAGCGACAGGTATTGCCACACCCAGTAGGAGTACAATTACCTGGTCTAGTGGAACTACTGCATCAGTGCCAACTCTAAGCGCTGCTGCACGATCATTTTATGGTAATCTCGGAGTTAACATATCATGAGAAAAGGCAGTAAAGAAGCCAAAGCATGGGGGCGTAAAATGCAACGACTTAGAGAAGGTAAATCTACGAAAAAAGGAATGCGTAGGAAAACTGCCAGGCGTGCTTACGAAGGGTTAAAAAAACGTACTAGAAGGTCTAGATGTGTGACTAAATGCGTAACTAGAAGATATAAGAAAAAATCAGATAATTGGTCATTTTAAACCCAAATGTATTTCTCACCTTTACACTTAGGGCAATCTTCTGTAGTATTGTAAATTGGATCAAGTTTATTTGAGTTAGACTGCAAATCTACAGTTCTAACTATGCCATGCGGTGCGCCTGTTATTGTATCAGCGCACAGGTCACAAGGAAGTAGATGCTTGGGCTTCAGCTCCAGTTTGGGCCTCTTTATTACTGGTGTTGGCTGATTTGATTTTTTCGTAAATTCGTTCAACTATAGCAGGGTCTTTCTTTACTGCTTCTTCAACCTGCGGAACCAGGAAGGATGCAGCCTTTTGATACTTCTTTGGTATCAACTGCATGATAACCTCACCAAGACCAGAGTTCTTCATGTCGGTCTCTGTAACTGTAGTGCCTTCTTTTATTCTGTTAACACTTGATTTAAGCCGTAAAATTTCTTGCCGATATTCTTTCGCTTCTTCTTTCTTAGTATCTGCTAAATATTGAATGTCATTCTCAAAGTCCTTGATGCGCTGCCTAGAGTGTTTATTGACAGTTGACTTAGAGCGAGCAATGAAAACGGCACACAAACCACCACATAAACTCGCCACCAGGATAAGTGATG